TCACCATCAGTCCCATGTTGTAAAATTCAGCACCTAAGTGATTCCAATGCCAGTCAACATCTTTTAGATTTGTGAAAGCACTGCGTGAATATTTGGTGATTTTGTTTTTGTATTTGGGTGTCAATGGTAGTTCTCTTTCAACAACACCACCGAAGTCATATTCTTGTGTTAATTCTGCAAATATATCAGGTGCAGTTGATTTTATGTATATGTCGCTGTCCACTATGGCGATCTGATCGTATCTATCGAAATATTCAAAAGCATTTTCTTTCTCGTAGATAGGCATATAACCTAATTTTTCTACTGCTTGTAAACTTCTACCTGTTCTTGAAGGATCTGGTCTTATCTTTAGTTTCGGTTCCGTTAATACTATGTGATCTATTGAATATTTTTTACAATAATCTGCTACACTATCGATACAAGTTGTGTATAACTTGCTAGGTTTACCTACACTTACTTGAAATATTAATCTTTTCATTTTAAATCCTTTGTGAAACTAAATTTTTTTGAATCGAATGTAACTTTGTTATTTAAATCGAAGTCAACTTCTAAAATGCCATTGTTGATACACCAATCTGCAGGCATGGCTCCTTTGTTTTTTACAAAATTTAGGATTTTTTTGGCACCTTCCGGCTTTAAACAATATGCTCTAGCACCTTCCCACCATTGTCCTACAGGCATTGGTTTAGCAGGTCGAAATCCTTCAAACTTCAGAACATGATTAAAACTTTGATCGATTGAAAATGTTTTTTTGAAAACAACATCATGTTCAAATATACAAATTTCTTGATTTTCTTCAACACATTTCTTCCATAATTTGTATTGGCTGAGAAAACACCCTTGTGTTCCTGGTCTTGATAAAAGCCTTATACATTTTTTACTATGTGGATAAATTTTTAGATTATAATCTTCTAGTTTTTCTTTCGTACCATCAACACCGTCATATAAATCAATATTCCAACCTAATTTTTGTCCAGTTGTGAGTGCATGATTACCCCATTCAACAGAATTTTGATGATTTTTTAAATGTATAATATATCCTTTAGGATTTTGCATTTTTCTTATTTCTTTTTTTAAGTTTTTGTTGCATTTTTTCCAGTTCTACTTTGTTTGCCATGTTTTTATGAAACTGTAATTTGTCTTTGTCGTTGAACCATGCATATTTTAAGGACTTGTATCTAAATCCATATTTTTTTGTACCTTTTGCTGTACTGAATATTTCTCCACCAGATTTAAGACCCCAACTGTTCCATTTGTAAGGTATAGACACAAATTCTCTTGCATCTAACAAATCTTTTAGAACGTGTTGATCCACAAACCAGTAAATTGGCTTTTTAAATGCTTCAATCATATTTTGTGACAACTCTTTTTTAAATTTGTCACCAGGTTCGCCTATTCCAGGTGACACACAACTAGCAATATACACACTTGGGTCTTTAGGTTTACGCATTGCCGCGGGCCATGTTGAAATTAGTTTGAATTCGTGTAGAGGAATTCGCTCTCTTGCAATACCATCTGAATCTAATTGAATAACGTGTTGAAACTTTTCAAAAAATCTATTAAAATAAAAAAATCTAGCACTAGACAGGTATATTTTTCTTTTCAGTTCATTGTCTGATTTTGTGTTACAAATTTCTGGACCTCGATTGAACATTGGATGATCTTTTGCCAATTGGAATTGATCATAAAACCCTTCACAATGTATTTCGTAAGTGTATGTTATATTTTCGTCTTGTATTAAATGTTTTAAGTTGTGTGTTTGGTCATATTCATAAATCATATGAACATGAACGTGTACAAGATTTTTTTTGTTCAAAGATAGTGTGCTTCGTGCCAAGTATTGTCCATGTTCTGCCCAATATGTAGGATCACAACTGAAATATATTACATGGGGTTTCTTGTTAGGCAAATCTCCACCAATGTGCAGTTTATCAAATTCCATTCTTACTCGCCTTCATCATTTTTTTGTCTTCTTTAGTAGGTCTGGTAAAAGAAATTTTACCTTTCATTCTTTTCGAGTTCCATGAAACAGGATTTATACGACAATAACTTGTATTTGAATAAGTTAGCAGACATCTTATACTGTTAATTGCAACATCTGCCGACAATGCTCCTGAGGCCCACACTCCGTCTATTAATCTTTGAGCACCTTGAGGTTTAACAATATAACCATGAGCACCTTTGATGTGTGTTTTGTTGTAAAGTTCTAATCCTGATGCTTTTGGTCTTGATTGCATAAACACAGTTACATCTTCTCCACGATCCTCTTGAACTTTGTTGTCATAGTCTGTAGATAATCTACTCAACCAATCAAGATTGCATACTTCTGTAAATTTAGCAACAATACTGTGAGGAATATGTCTGATTATTATAGCATCGTGTTCAAGTATCAATATAGGTTTGTTTATTTCTATACTTTTTTTCCATAACAGCAAATGGGATATTAGACATCCAACTGCTCCAGGATTTAATTTTTTTATTCTTTGATTAAATTTAAAATCTTTTAAATTGTGTTTTTTCCATTCGATATCTATTTGTTTGCCATGAATTGCAGGAAAGATTTTTGGTTCTATATTAAATTTTTTAGCAGAATCAAAACATTGTTGAGATAACGATTCACTTGTTCGATTGCCTTGCATTGTGATGATATATGATGGGATATTCAAGTTCATTTTGAATATTTATTGGAATGTTTTTTGGTATTGTGTTATATAGAAGCGTCTTCCATTCCAGCAACTCTTAATTTAACAATGTTAGTAATCTGCCATTGCTTTTGATCCAGTCCTTTGGTAATACCTAGCCACTTGTTTCTTAACAGTGCAAATTCGTTAATTATTTTTTCATAATCAACAACATCAGATTCACCGTCTACATATTTTTCTACATCTCTACTAGATAATGCTCTTTGGTAATTTTCTAAATATTTTTTAAAATGTGATGAACGCAATCTACGTAATTCAATATTCATATATTGTAAGATTGCTTCTATTTCTTGTAATTGATTAAATCTTTGTTCAACAATACCAGGCATATCTGCTGATGCTTTTTCAACATTGCCTCTTATTCTAATTTCCGATTTTGCTTGTACTAATTCGTCTTCATAATGTCTAATGGCATCAGGAATAACGCCAATATCTCTTGCTATTTTCTGATACCATCCAGCCATTAATAATCCTCTTCCTCGTTTTCAGCATCCAAATAGTATTGGATTGCTTTATCTAGATCATCGTCTGCGCCTAAGGCATCTTGAAAATCGTCATCTCCAACGCCATAGTCTGCCATTAAGTCTATAAATTTTTCAGCAACTACTTCGATAGGTTGTTTTCTATCCATGTACTCTCTAAAAAATTGCCAAATTTCAACTAGTTGACTTCCTTCTATCATTTATTCCTCATCTACGTTAACAGTTTCTTTTTCTTCTACAGAATCAGGAATACTATTGAACTCTTTCATAATATTGTCTAATGGTTCTCCACCACTTTCCCATACTTTACGATATTCTTTAGTTTCTGTTCCTTTAGAATCAACATATTTAAGTCTGTTTCCTTCTTTAACTAATATACCTTTCTTTTCAAAAAGATCAACAAGTCCTGAGTAAGGATTCATTCCAGTTTCATATGGAATCTTAACTTGTACACCTTCAAAAGGTTTAGCATATCTAGTTTTCATAACTTTACAGCCTGCTCTAATACCACGTACTTCGCTAATCTTATTACCTGCTTCATCTTCTTTCAGTTTCAATTTCTTCATTGCTACTACAATAGATGATGCATAGATAAATCCTTGTCCGCCCGATATCTTATCGTCTGGATCAAACATATCCTGCGATGCATATGTGTGGTTAGTACATACAAGTCCTACATTGTGCGAACCAATCATGTTCACAGTGTTACGTACAAGTGATGTAAGTGCCTTAGGTTTTCTACCCATGTCACCTTTCATATCACCTTTCTGAAACTGATCAACATCAGTTGGAGTTAGCAACATACCTAATGAATCAATTACAAACAATACTTTTGGTCTGTCTTCTTCATTCATTGCTCTGTAGTCATCCATAAAAGTTGACACTGTTTTAGCAACGTCATCAATCATGCTCATATTAAGTTTTAATAGTTTCTTTTCATCAGTGTCTACGTCTAATGCTTTTAACCAAGTTTCATCAAGTGCATTTTCTGAATCAATTAATACAACAAATATGCCTTGCTCTTGTGCGTGTTTTACAATGTTACCTGCACAGATATATGATTTACCTGCTCCTGATTCTCCTGCAAACACAGTTACTTTTCCTAATGGAATACCTTTTTGGAAATCACCACTCACCAAATAGTTAAGTGCGTAATTGCCTGTAGAGATCCAATCTGTTGGATCATTGAACCCTGAACTCATTCCTGTGATGGATTTTGTCAAAGTCTTTCTAAATTTACTAACGTCAAATGCCTTTACCATAATTTTTTACCTTTAAGTTGTGTGGGGAGTTGCCTCCCCACAATATGCTTATTATTATTTTTGTTGTCTTGCTCTAATCATCGCTAAAATGTCCTCTGCTTTTCCGCTTGATTCAGCAGTTGGCTTTGGTGCTTCTTGCGTTGTTTCAGCAACTGGTTGTGCTTTCACTTCAGCCGCTGGTGCTGGAGTTTCTGCTTTTGGAGTTACTGGGTCACCTGTTCTTGATGACAAGCCTGCAGGTCTAAAGTATTGACCAAATTTATCTTGATCATATGCTTCGCCGTCAACAGATGCTTCAAACATTTCTTTCATAACCTTAACTTCAACTTCGCTAGGTTTTTTTGGAAGAAAATCATTTAAATTGAAAAGAGTGTTGTTTTCAATTGCTTTGTTTTCGTCTTCTGTTAAAGGTCTTGATTTTCTAGACCATGTTGACGTTGAGTAATCAGCATATCCACCTTTAGATGTTTTGATGATTCTAAAATCAACACCGCTTGTTGAATCAGTTGGAAGATCTTCCATATCTGGATCCATTAATGCTCCTTTAATTATTTGGAATATTTGTGGACCAATTATGAATCTTCTAATTGGATTCTCTGGAGTTGATTCTTCTCCGATCGGATCGTCTTTTACAAAACCTTGGAAAATATAACTTCTTTTCTTCCA